CTAAATTCTCCAATTTATATCAATGATGCCAGGTTTAACAAATACCTTATCTATCAGATTTTTAATGGCAAAAGATTGCTCCTCATAGCTCAATTGAGTGATGTCCTTTGTGCCTAATAATTTTTGGAATTGCTTTCGGTTTTCTTCTTGGTGGATAGCTGGGTTATTATTAAGCTCATTTTCTAGTAAGTCTTTTTGTTTTAAGAATGTGTAAGTTTGAGTTTTTAACTCATCTAATGAAATCATATCGTTAAGGTAGAGGTCATTAAGTCGTTTCATTTTATTATTAAGGCTATTGATTTGATTTTCTATTTCCTCAACATTTATTATTTCTGGAGTTTCAAACATTTTATTTAATTTAGCCTTATTTAGCTGCAAGAGTCTTACTTGACCTAGTACGTATATTTCAATATCATCCTTTTCATAAAAGCCAGAGTTGCATTTTTGACCATTGTTATATACTGTAATGCCTTTTGTATTTCTTGGAAATCTATTTACACACTGATAGCGTATATTGCGCGTGCCATCTTTTCGTTTAGTTCCTAGAGTGACTCCCATTGGAGAACCGCAGTACCCACATTTAATAATGCCGGATAACATATATTTAGCCCTAAATGGCCTTGTGTTTTTGTTAAATTCATAGGTCTCAAGTTGTCTCTTTTTAAGTTCTTTTTGCACAGCCTCAAATGTCTCACTATCAATTATTGGATCATGATTACCTTGATATACTTCTCCTCTAAATCTAACCATTCCCATATAAACTGGATTTCTTAAAACCCTACTAACTCCTTGATAGTTCCAAGGTTTGCCATTTCTTAACAAATCATTTTCATTAAGATAGTCTCTTAATTTTGTTAGTGATCTACCAGATAAGTACTCATTATAGATGGTTTTCACCACAATAGCCTCTGCTGGGTTGATATTAAGTGAGCTAGTAACTTTATCATAAGTATAACCAAATGCAATAGTGCTGGTCATCATAGGTTTACCAGACTTAGCACGGCCGATCTTGCCCATCATCATACGTTCTCTAATAGTATCCCTATCTAATTGCCCGAAAGCTGACAGAATACCAACCATTGCTTTTCCTAGAGGGGTTGAGGTATCAAAGTTTTCTGTTAAGCTGATAAAGCCTATTCCATTTTTTTCTAGTACATCCTCAATAAATGAAATGTTATTACGTTGCGAGCGCCCAAGCCTTTTTAAGTCATAGACAATCATGGTATTAAATTTTTTCTTTTGGGCATCTCTCGATAGTCTGCTTAATTCCGGTCTTTCAATCGTAGCTCCAGAGATACCAGCATCAACATAAGTATCATGGATTTTCCATTTGTGTATGCTACAGTAGCTTGTAAGCAATGCAATTTGCTCATCGATACTATAACCCTCTTCTGCTTGTCCTTTTGTACTCACGCGCACATAAATAGCAACTTTATTCATCGTTAGCCTCCCTATTTTGTAAGTTTTATGGTAAAATAGGGTATAGAAAAAAGACCTATACCCTTAGTGTTTTAGGTTGCTTTTCAAATTGGTTTAAGTCCCATGCTCAAATTTTGGTCGAGGAGAGCAGGGGCTTTTTATTTTAGTTGTTTACTTTTACTTTCATAGATTTGTTTACAATGCCACTTTCTTCAGCAAGTGTTGTATCATCTTCTGATTTGATGTATAGATCAGGTGAGTTGGTAAATCCTAGATCATATCCATTATCAATTGCCCAATTGGAGAAAGTACTTTCTTTGATGCTGTATAAACTATCAGCGATTTTTTGAATTTCACTGTTAGAGTTATATTTAACATCTTGAGGAACATAAAGATAGATAACATTATTACCAACAGGTTTAACTGTTACCTGGTATCCACTAGCGCTTAACTGATTATTGATTTCAGTAGTAAGATGGGATGCAAATTCAGTATTTGAAACCTCTGTATAATCTTTACCATCGTTTTTTACTTCTTGTGATGATTGGCTAGTTTCTTCTTTGCTTGATGATGTACTAGTCTGCTCTGTCTTAGCATCGCTAGATTGGGTAGAATTAGTATCATCACCTTTCATTTGGTTTATTGCGTACATTAGTAGTGCTACAACCGCAATAATAGATAAGTTTATTTTCATAGTTTTATTCATGCCAACACTCCTAATTTTCCCTATAGATACTGATCACTTCCCCAATAGTGCGGATGTCATCATCTTCTGATAGATAAATCTCCTCATAATTATTGTTAAGACTTTGTAAATACCAAGCACCACCATAATCACGCTTGAATTTCTTTACAAAGTTTTTTCCATTCACTTGGAAAATTCCAATACTATTAACATCAACTTGACTTTTCACATCAATAAAAAGCAAGTCGTTGTTTTCTATAAGCGGTTCCATACTATCCCCGACAACTTGTGCGATAGTATCGTATTTTTCTGGTACTTCTTCTTCCAAAAGTTCAACTTCCATGTGTAAGTTTTCCTCTTGATAGCTACCTAGACCAGCAGCAACTACACCCTCAACATAAGCAGTGACTCTTTTTCTATCATCGAAAATAGAGATAACATTATTTTCCTGCTCATTTAGTTGTTTCTCTGCGTAAGTGATAACATTTTCTTGCCTGCTAGGTTCGAGTTTGTCGTAAAGCCATTGTATTTTCGAGGTATCTCCAAACATCATTGTCTGAGGCTCAACCCCAAAATATTTTGCTATTTCTTCTATTTCATATATTTTAGGTGAGCGAGTACCAGCCTCCCATTTTGAAATAGTAGATTTTGTTTTGCCAACTTCCTCAGCTAGTTGCTCCATAGTAAGATTTTTTTGCAATCTATACTTGTTTAGCATTTGAGGAAAGGCTATTTTAGTTTTCATTATCCCACCTCCTTTTTAATCTATTATATAGTGCAATTATAACTCAGTGTATCAAAAATGTCAACAAAAACGAGTAATAAAAAGAAACAAATAAGCTAAAAACGCTGATATAAAGGGTTTTTAGATACAAAAAGAAAAAAAGTTGACTTTTTTTTACACAAAAGTGTTGACAAAATAGAAACAAAGGGGTAGAATTACATTGTAGAGTTGACAAAAAGGAAACTCAAGATAAACAGAAAGGAGTAATTTATGGAAAAAGTAGTAGCAGATAAAAATGCTTTTGAAAAACTGCTTGATAAAAGTGGGCTAAAGCGTAAAGTTATCGCTGAACGTTTAGATATTTCTCGGAGCGCTCTGTATAAGAAACAGAAAAATCCTAGAAATATAGGAGCAGATGAAATGGCAGAGTTTGCGGACGTTTTAGGAGTTGATCCTAAAACAGTTTTAAATGCCATTTTAATTTCATAGGTTGTTGACAAAAATAACACAACAGAAAGGAATAAAGTGAAAAGAACAAAAAAAGCACCTACGGACTGCAATCCAAGTAAGGCGCTTGTTAAAAATAACTACTTTAATTATACCACATAATGAAAGAACTGAACAGCACACAACAACTATTAGTCGATAATTGGCAAAGAAAACACTATCCATTAAGCGATATTTTAATTAATAGTTTGGTAGGTTTAACGATTATTGATACTCTCGCAATTTTAGCAATTGCTAGAAAGGAAAGAAAATGGTTAAAGAGCATTACATAGTAACGCACACAATGGCAGACGGAACAAAAAGAGACAGTATTGCCGGATATGTTATCCCTGATGATAACCCAGTATATGAGCTTTTTAGAAAAGTAAATGAGCGTAGATTGGAGGCTGACGGTTAATGAGATACATATTTCACCAACACCCATGAAAACTATACCTCTTTGAATAATGCTTTTTTGCAAGATACTAATTTGAGCTTGCAAGCAAAGGGATTGCTTGCTGAAATCCTTAGCAACAAGGATGACTGGCGCATCTATATAAGCGAACTTGAAAAAAGGTCAACTAATGGTAGGGATGCTCATAAAGCAGCTTACAAGGAATTACAAGAGGCAGGATATATACGAGTTGTAAGATTTAGTAGAGGATATAAAAAAGGTGTTGAAAATTATGTTTTCGCACAAGATATACCAATAAAGGATAGTCACTTAGATTATTTTAAACAGATATTAGATAGAGAGTTATCCAAAGGTAAAGGTAATTCAACTTACTGAAAAATCAACAGTTGAATTATTCAATAGTTGAGAAAATCAACAGTTGAATTATTCAATAGTTGAGAAAATCAACTTTGGAAAATAGCATACTAATAAATACTAACTATACAACAAGTACCAATATATAACAATGTAGTGCTAGCGCACACTAAAAAACAACAATCTTGAGCCTAACGGCACTAACTAATAATAACTACTTAACAAATAACAAACTCATCCTTATAGATAATAAGGGAATTACAGAGTTTTTACAGGAGGAGGAAAATGGCAAGTTTAACTTTCCCAGAGTTGCAACAAAAAATGCAATTAGAAAAAAAGAAATCAAAAGATGTAAAGTACGCATTTAGAAATGCCGAGGACATCTATACAACTTTCAAAGAGCTAAAAAGCGATTGGTCTGTAATCGTAACTGATGAACTCATTGAGCTTGTTGGAAAAATCTTTGTAAAAGCAACAGCCGTAGCTTTTAATGATGAGACAGACGAGAGGTACCAATCAACAGCATACGCTGAAATGAGTCCAGTTCCAGTATTTAATACCCAAAAAGGACAGATTAAACAAATGCAAGATCCGCAATGGACAGGTGCAGTCAGCTCTTATGCTCGAAAATATGCCTTGCAGGGGTTGTTTGCGATTGGTGAAAAAGATATTGATGAGTATCCAGTAGAAGAAAGCCAAGAACAAGGGCAAACTAATCAGCAACAGAAACCAAACAACCAGCAAGCCCAAGAACAACAAGTGAGGTACATTGATAACATTCAGTATCAAGAAATCATCAAGAACGTTGAAGAGTTTGCGACGATTAAGGGAGCGCCATTTGATACAGTTGCAAATTTTGTATTGAGCAAGTACCAAATAGACGATTTCCACAAAGTGCCAGTTGATGGCTATAACATAGTGATGGAATATCTCACTAACCAAATTCAAAAAGCATACGAAAAACAAGGAGTATAAGACATGGTAAAAGATGTAACTTTGAGTGAATTAGAAAACATTAAGCCAATTTATGTGCCAGGGAAAATCACTCTTGACTTTGATGGTCTTGACAAAGCTATTGCTCTAGCTGTTGCGCAGCTGGAAGATAAAAAAATTGATGAGCTTGACTATAAAGAGATTAAAGATCAAATTACACGGTATAAAGCTCTTGACGATGGGCTAGATGCAGAGCGTAAGAAAATTGCTAAGAATTTCAAAAACCCTCTTGATGAATTTGAAAAACGACTTGCCAAGTCACGAACTCCACTAGGTGAGCTATTAGAAAAACTTAGAAAAATCAGAGATGATATTGATGAGAATGAGCGTTTGTTGCGCGTGGATGTTGTCCGAGCTACCTTTGAGGATAAGTGTATGGTCGCAGGGATTGAAAAATCCACATTTGCTGACAAATACGATGAGTACAGCCTCAAGAAACATTTTAAAACAGGCAAGTATGAGCTGAAAAAGACAACACTTGATGAAATGGATGCCTTGGTGCTTTCAGAATTTGATGCCCTGGAAGAATATAAGGCCAACAAGCAAGCTATCCAAGAGCAAGCTCAAGAGTACGATTTGCCAGCTGATAGCTATATCAGACATCTTGAAGATGGTAAGACCCTTGTTGATGTTTTCAAGATGATGAAAACTGATCGAGATGCTGAGATTGCACGCAAGGAGCAGAAAGAAATCCAAGAAAAAGCAGAAGCTGAACGACTTGAAGAAATTGCTCAATTAGCCAAGAAAAACGCTAATACGAATATCAAGGCTTACGATGCTGAAACAGGCGAGATTTTGGAACAGGGTACAATTACACCAGAATCACAAAATAACGTGCGAGAGGTGGCAAAATTTGAGCCAAGCGAGCCTTTAACAATTAACTTGCGTTTGACATTGCATGGTGGAAAATCTCAGCTTAACCAGTTGCAAGAATGGCTTGAGGATAACTTTATCAGCTTTGAAACTTTGGAGGGTTAGGTGGAATTTAGAAAGTATCAACTTATTTTAGAGTTTGAGGAGGCTAACAGGCCTCTCACACAAATTGAAAAGAAAAGCCTTGCCATTTACTCTATCGAGTATTTAAAAGTGGGGCTAGATAGCTTAGAACGTGAATATTGCAACAGGAGGTATGCACAATGAAATTTAATGAACTGATTGAAAATGTAAAAGGTTGGTCAACAGCTAAGGAGCTTGACAAAGCAAGCCCATTATCTCAAATGCTCAAACTCAATGAAGAGTGG